GCCAACAATAGACTGCAAAACTACTTAGATGCAATAGGTAAACTTGCTAAAGGTGGTGCAAAACAAACTGCCGAAAAATTTAAGGAATTATGGAAGGCAATAGTTGGAGAATAAAAACGGCATTTTTACAAAAAAATGCCCTAAATTCACATATGTTAATAAATGATTTTGGTCAGTATCAAAATAATTCTGATCATGCATTAATATAATATAAATTATAGGAAAAATATTATGTTAAATAACCTAATAAAACCAAAAAAATGAGAAGAAAACGCCGTCGGCTATATTCAGCCAAATCGCGCAAAATGCGCTCTCGTACACGCAAACAACGTACTTATTATGTTAGTCGTGGTGGAATTCGTCTTTAATCTAAAAACAATATAAATATGGCAAAGCCAAATCTTTTTAATTCAGTAAAGGTTACTAAACCAAAAAAAAACGTATTTGATCTAACACACGACGTTAAAATGTCGATGAAAATGGGTCAACTGACTCCAGTTTTAGTTCAAGAATGTGTTCCAGGTGATTCATTTCAAATCGGCTGTGATTCTTTGATTCGTTTTGCTCCTTTACTTGCTCCAGTAATGCATAAAATTGATGTATCAGTTCATTATTTTTTTGTACCTAATAGACTAGTATGGGATAACTGGGAAAAATTTATTGTTGATGCTAACTCACCTCATGTATTACCTTATTTACAAACGGAGGGTTTACAACCACAATATTCAGCTTACTGGCAAACAAATTTACCCAAATTTGCAGATTATATGGGAGTTCCATCTCCTTCAAATGGTAATTCAAATGTAAATATTAATGCATTACCATTTGCCGCATATCAAGCTATATACAATGAATATTATAGAGATCAAAATTTAATTCCACCTGTTGATTATAAATTAATTGACGGACATAATGCGCCTGGTTGGAATGACCTTAACAAATGGTATAAAATGCAGAATCGTGCTTGGGAGCATGATTATTTCACAAGTTCATTGCCTTTTGCACAAAAAGGCGCTGCTGTGGATATACCTCTTGGAGAAATAAACGGTAATGCTGAAGTTAAATTTAACAATGTACTTGGTACTACTCTTACTGGAAATCCATATTCTCCAGTTGTAGATCCTGGAGTTGGTGGATCAGGAGTTGGTATTGATCAATTATTTGCAGAAACCGATGGTTTAGATATTTCTCCTACAACTATTAATGACTTGCGACGCGCATTTAGATTGCAAGAATGGTTAGAGAAAAACGCACGTGGTGGTACAAGATATATTGAAAATATTCTGATGCATTTTGGTGTAAAATCATCAGACGCAAGATTACAAAGACCCGAATACATTACTGGAGTTAAATCACCCGTTATTATTTCAGAAGTATTAAACACTGCCGGTACGTTTGAAGCTGGAAATCCTAACGACCCAACTTCACCAGTAACGGGTTCAATGGCTGGTCATGGTGTTGCAGTTTCAACTGGAAAATATGGTAATTATTTTTGTGAAGAGCACGGATACATTATCGGTATTATGTCCGTTATGCCTAAAACTGCTTACCAACAAGGCATCCCAAAAACATATCTTAAAAATGACCCGCTTGATTTCTTTTGGCCTTCATTTGCACATATTGGAGAGCAACCAGTAGTAAATAACGAGTTGTTTGCATACACTGCAACTGGCAACGACACATTTGGATATGTACCCAGATATGCAGAGTATAAATTTAATCCGAGTCGTGTAGCTGGAGATTTTAGGACTTCACTAGATTACTGGCATTTGGGAAGAAAATTTGCAACTCAACCCGCACTTAACCAGACTTTTATTGAGTGTACTCCTTCACAAGTAAATCGAATTTTTGCTGTAACAGACGAAGAACAAGACACTTTGTATTGTCAGATATTACATAAAATTCGTGCTATTAGACCTATGCCAAAATTTGGAACACCAATGTTCTAATATGTCAACAAGATGTATAACACCTTTTTACAAGAAACTGGATATAGTCAATGGAGTACAAACCGGATATGTACCATTTCCATGTGGCAAATGTCCACCTTGTTTAAGGAGAAGAATATCTGGATGGAGTTTTAGATTAGTAAAACACGGAGAGCGGTGTAATACCGCTCTCTTTGTTACACTTACATATAATGAAGATAAAGTACCAAGGAGTAAGAGTGGATTAATGACGTTACAAAAGACAGATTTACAAAAGTTTTTTAAACGATTAAGAAAACTTACAAATGAGAAAATATCTTATTATGCAGTTGGCGAATATGGGGATAATACTCAACGCCCCCACTATCACATTATTTTGTTTAATAGTAGCCCTGAAGATGTTGAGACTGCTTGGAGTATTGATAGTGTGTCTATCGGTCATAGTCACTTTGGTAGCGTTTCTGATGCCAGTATTGGCTATACCCTTAAATATTGTAGCAAGGATAAACGGATTCCAATGTTTGATTCCGATGATAGAAACAAAGAATTTTCAATAATGAGTAAAAGGATAGGAGCAAATTATTTAAACGAAAGAACACGAAAGTGGCATAAAGCAAACCTTGAAGAAAGGTGTTATTTGCCTTTAAAAGATGGAAAAAAGGCTTCAATGCCCAGGTATTACAAAGACAAATTATATAATCAAGGCGAAAAATTTCGTATTTCAGTATATCAAGAATATTTACAAGAATTAGAAGAAGAAATACCAGAACGTACAAAAGTTGAAAGAGATATTAACCAATTTAGAAGGGCCCACAAAAAAGCTAAACAAAGACAAACAATATGAAAATTAGAAATGTGTTTAACACAACCCCAGATGAAGGACAAGTCAACAACGAACCTTCAAAGACAGTTCCGGATCAGAGTATGACTCTGCGCGAACTCTTGGTTCGTTATGCTAAAGGTTTACCCTTAGAAGGTGCAAGAACACCTGTATTCGAAGGAGAAGATGGAAACGAGATAGACATTGAAAAACTTGATTTAGCGGAACGTGAAGAACTGGCAGAAATTGCCAGACAAGAACTAAAAGATATTTCAGAAAGGATTAAAACCGAAGTAGAAAAGAAAAAGTCGAAAAAACGTTCGACAATTACTGACGTTGAGGAAATATCCGAAACAAATGAAAAACAATAAAAAACACCTTTTTTATTTTAAAAAAAGCATAAGCCCGAAGGGCTTAAGCTACGCAATTAGCACTAATACATAGTTCATATATTAGTGCTAATTGACACTAAGCCCTAAAAAGGCGATAAAAAAGCGATGAGGCCACGGAGGCACGACACGAACGAAAAGCGAAAAATCAGCCTAAAAAAGGGCTTTAAAGTCAAAAAACAAACAATATGCCAAACCCCGCAATTATAGCTGCCGCAGTTACCGCAGGTGGCCAATTAATAAACTCAGGTATTCAAGGCGGTATGAACAGAGCTACAAGAAAGTGGAACGAGAGAATGTATTCTAAGCAGAGAGAAGATGCATTAGCTGATTGGGCAAGGACTAACGAATATAATAGCCCATTACAACAGATGCAGAGGTTAAAAGCTGCTGGACTTAATCCTAATTTAGTATATAATAACGGCGCTACACATAGCGCCCAGGCTGTTCAAAAAACAGATATGAAACAATGGTCTCCACAAGCACCACAATTTGATTTCGGACAAATTGCAGACCAATATTTCGGAGCACAACAAAGACAAACGACTATTAACGTCGGTGAACAACAAGTAAAAGCGCTTCAACTGGAAAATATCAACAAAGAGATAAAAAATGTAAGAGACGCTAAGGGTTTACCATATGTAGAACCACAATTACAAGCAAATTTGGCAAAAACAGTTGCAACAACTGATAACATTAAAGCAAACACTGCTTTATCATTAGGTCGAGATGCAAGAGAAGCAATAAGAACAACAGCCGATGTAGAACTTGCTGCTAAACGTGCATTACAAACTGAACAAGATACTATATTAAAAAAGGCACAAACTGCTAATACTCAAGAGCAATTAAAAAATATTCGACTTGCTCAAACACTTATAGAAGAACAAGGTAATCTTGCTAAACTTAACAGAATTTGGAAAGAATATGGATTAACTGACGAATCTTCAAGGGTTGA